CAGGCCGGCCACCAAATTCGACACCGCTACCGCATACGCCTGCTGCAGTGCCGCGGAGTTGGTCGTCTGAAAGGCATTGGTCGAAACCGTGGACCATTCGGGAAGGTGGCTGCCGCCAAAATTGGCCACCACATTACTGGATCCATTGGTCACGTCGATCGGCGCTGCCGGCACATAGCCCAGCGCATTGGTCACCTGGTCCTTGGTTGGAGGAGATCCGGCTCCATACACAGTGGTCATGTAAAGATTAAAACCGCTGTGCAGCACATTGGTCAGGTCGTATAGCGTCGGGCCCGAATCATAAACGTTGATCACGAATTGTCCCCCGGTCTTGACGTTTTTCAGGGAATAGAACCCGGTGTTAAAATAATTGGTGGAGTAACCATCCGGCCGCTGATGAAATCGGACCGGAGCCCCCTGCGGGATTACATTGCCATTGGCCAGGATGTTGGTGCCGATCGGCGTGGCGATGAAATCGTTGGTGTCCAGGCCCGGGGCGAAATTCTGATTGAAATAAACCCGCACATTGGCCGCCGGCGCCGCCAGCATTCCAAGCAGCACCACCACAATTCCCAGGTGGATTTTGAGGAAGTTTTTCATCGTTTCACTCGTCTTAAAATGTTTTCGAATGTCCTCGGATCCGGCGCCTTGAATCCCAAATCATCCCCGCGGCGGTCCAGGCGCTGCCGCACCAATTCCCGGTTCCGGATCGCTTCAATTTCCTGCGGCGTGTACCAGGTCACGCCCTCGAGCTGCCCCAGCGATGGCGCCCCGTCCAACATCAGGCCCAGTCATCTTTCCCCGGTAGCCCGCGGATGCAGATAAAAGCCACATGCAACGACGCCGGGTTGGCCATCGTTCGGATCGACTTGAAGCTGTTGTTCAAAGTGCTCAATACATCGCCCTCGTTTAAGTCATTGGCCGCGGCCTGGTCGCGCGTATGGATCGTGACCACCTCGCGGCTGTCCTGGCCAATCGCCTCAAGCAAGGCCAGGTCGGTTATCGGCTGGACCTTGGCCAGGAAGGATTTCCCCGTGCGCTCGTTCGTGATCGTTTCTTCCTCAAACGCGGCGGTGGCGTTCTGGCCCACCGCCGCGAATTGACGCACCAGGCTCACTTCCCGGATCCCTTAATGATTCCAAACTTGATATAGTTGTTGGTCCAGACCGCCGTCGAGACCGGTGTCCAGGCGATGTTCAATACGCGCACCAAACCGAAGCCACCATTGAAGGCATCCGGGATATTGGTGCTGATCATCGCGGTTCCGGCGGCCACGTGGCCAATCGTGAGCGTCCAGGTGTTGTTGGTGTCCACCGTGCTCGAATCCAGCCCATGTCCGAACGTATAAACATTGGTCCCAATGCCGGCATATTCGGAAATGACAATCGGCAGGTTCTTTTGCTGCGTCATGGGCATGTCCGCGTACAGGGTATTGGTCCAATAGGTCACCGTGGTATTGGTCACAAACGTGGTGTTGCTGAAGGTGATGCTGGTCGCCACGTTGGATCCGACGCTGGACCACCCATTGTACAGGTTGGTCGCCGTGACCGATGACGTCAGATTGTTGATCGGAAGTGTGACCGTGCCGGTCGAGTAAGTCCCCGCTTGCGGCACGCCCTGGCTGAGTCCGGTCAGCACCGCCGCGCCCAGCGCGAGTAAGGTCATAAAAAGTTTTTTCATTTCGTTAAAGTGTTAAAGTTTGTGGTTGGTTGGTTGGTTGCTTTATTTGTCGGCGGTTTCCTCGGGGATTTCGGCCTGCTCGGCTTTCGCGCCCTGGGCGAGTTGTTTCCGGTGCTTTTGCGCCGCGATAACGTCCGGGTGTTCCTCGGTGGAATGTTTCACATGCTGCAGCGGCGCCAGCAGCGGGTGGACAATCTGGAAGAACCGGGATTGGCCCTCCTCATTTTTTTCCAGCAATTTGGCGTGCTGCTTGCGCAGCTCCGTCCCGTCCTCGCCGCAATAAAATACGGAAGGCTCGGGCCGGCCGCCGCTCCGGGAAGGCGCTATTTTAATTCCAATGATCATAAGTTTGTGGGGTTGATCGGTTATCGGTCCCCGGCCGGCATACATCCCTGGATGCCGGCCGGAGCCTTGGTTCACCCATTAAACATCGTTGCCCGCCGTCACCACCCGCACTCCCGCGCGGTCGGTAATCGCATCCTTGGCGCCCCCCTGGTTCCCGCCGGCCACGCCGAACAGGATCCCGATGCTCGTATACAGGTCGCCCGTCCCCGGGTCCTGCCAGCCCACCGCCACAAACGGCATCCCCGTGTCCGGATCCACCATCGGGGTGAACGACATGATTTTGGGAATCCCCAGCGCTTCGGGCGTGACCTGGGCAAAATCAATCGGGCGAACCGCCACGATGATCGCGCGCCGGTCACCGGCGAACGCCTCCAGGTTGGCCGCCGCCGGAAAGTCCGGGTATTCGTAGACGTTGGCGAACCCAGCCAGGTTTTTATACCGGCGATAAGCGGTGTCGCCATTCAGCATGTTATAGAACAGGCTCGATCCGACCCGCTGGTCGGCTTGCAGCGTGCCGGCAAAGGCCGTGCTGGTGATGGCGAACCGGCCGAATGGTGCCGCCTTTTGCGTGTTCAACTTGCTCCGCAGCGCTTCCATGCTGTCCAGGCTCACGTTGTTAGGGTCCACCACCTTTTGGTAGGTGAAATTCGCCGGCAGGATGGTTGCCAGCGCCGCGTCAATGATCAGCTTGCGCAAGGCATAACCCTGCTCCATCAGCGCCGATGATAGGTCGATCTTGCTGCTGATCTGACTCAACCATTTAATCCGGATTGGCACATGCTTGAAGAAACTCAGCGTCACCGGAACGTCGCTCAGGATATCCGTCGAGTCCTGAACGCCATTGGAAAAACCTTTGCCGGGCGTCGGATCATAATCCTGGGCCGTCGGCACGCTGGTGATGTGCGATGTGATTTTGTCATTCAACCGGGCCGTCTTGCTCTCGATGTCCAGCGCGAAACCGCCCGGCTCGAATAGCTCCGGCGTCTGGATTTTGAAGGCTTCCAGTACCAGCTGGGAAAGCTCCGGTACGCTCAGCGTTACCTGCAAAGCCCCTCGGGGTACGGTCAGAACCAGGGCCAGCAGGCCCAGGCAAGCCAGCGGCAGAAGAATTCCACCCGTGCTGATGGCCAGTAAAGCGGCCAGAATCAGCGCCGCCCGAAACAGATTGATTTTAAATGTGTGCATATCGTTTTATTTTTAATTGTGATTTGGTTTTCGGTTCTGATTTAGTTGTGACCAGACACCGCCGTGTTTTTCTTGAACAACTGGTCCAGGCCGCGCGCTTTGAGCGATTCCATGGCCAGTGCCCCGCGCGCTTCCGCTGTGCAATCACGGCTATTCATCTGGTCCTGGAGGTCCGCCACCTGCGCCTCGGCATCCGCGCCGGTTTCACCGGTCCGCCGGGCCGGCGCCGCTCCCCGAGGCTGCCGGGTTGACGACAAAGTCCGCAGATCGGCTATCTGCGCTGTTAGTTCTTCCTCGTTGGCTTGACCCAGGGTGATCAATGCCTCGCGCCTGGTCTCGGCCACCAGTTTGTCGGTGATCGCCTGGCTCACGATCGCCGTGACCCGCGCTTTGCGCGCGTCCAGGTGCTTGGTGTTTTCCGCCTGCAGGCGGTTGCGCTCGTTCACAAGCGCGGTGACGTGCCCCAGCACGTTGGATTCGTCGGCGTCGTCAGAGGTTTGAAACCCTGCCGCCACCAGTGCAGCAATTATTTTTTTCATGCTTAATGTTTGTGGTTGAGTTTGTGTTGCTGGCGGAGTGGCCGCCGTTACTTGCGCGATCATTCGCGCCCGTAAATCATTCGGAATTTGTTTGTATTGCTTGCAGACAAAGGCTCGGGCCTCGGCATCGTCCATGTCGATTTCGCCGGAATCATCGTCTGCCAATCCCAGCTCCATCATCTTGTCGCCGCTCAGCCAGTTCTCCCCCGACTCGAGCAGCGCCATCACGTCCTCTTTGGTTTTCTTCAGGCGCGGCGCCAGGATGGCCGCCTGGGTTTCATCGGCGGTCCTGAGATATTCCATAACCGACTGTTTATCCTTCCGGTTCCCATAGTCGCCGGTCGCAGCCATGTGAAACATGGCTAGGCTGCTGGGCGGACAGTGGATTTTGTCACCGGCAAGCAGCACGAGGATGGCCCCGCTACATGCATAGCCCTCGTTGAATGTTTCGACGTTCCCCCGGCGCCGTAGCGCGTTGTATACACCAAGGGACATGCGATGGTCGCCGCCAGGCGAGTTGATCCGGACGTGGATTTTTTTATCGGCCGGGATTTGGTTGAGTTCATTCAAAACCTCCGTTTCCGTGTCTGTCATCGTCCAGGTTTCCATGTCCACGCTGGATCCAATGATCCCGCGGATGGATATTTCCGCCGGTACCTGGCCGGCTTCGCAGCGAGATTCAAAAATAAAAGGCAATTTTTTCATGCGTTCTGTGGTTGGGGTTGATTGGCTGGCTGGCGGGCCGGGCCGTTCGGGGTGTTGTCGGGGATGGCACCGGTTTCCCGGGCGGTTTCGCTGGTGTGAATGGTCAGTGACAGGAATTCTTTAAATTCCAGCGCAGTGGCGAATGGTTCGGTCTCGGGAATCCCCGCGATTAAAAATCGGCGCCGTTTCACTTCTCCAATAATCTTTTGCAACTGCTCATCGCCATCCAGGGCCATCTCGCCGAAATATTCGTCCCAGGACAGCAAACCGCTTTCCACCGCTTCCCGCCGGTCCGCGTCCCGGTTGCGGTCCACCGTCAGGCTCCCGGTGAAATGCCATTCCAACGCATCCCAATCATCGGGCACCTTCGTTTTAAACGCCCGATCCTCGATGCCGCCCAAAATGAAAAACTCGGCGATGTCCTGCAGGTCATTCTCGAAGTCATCCTGGTAAATCTCCACCAGCTTTTGGCCGATCTGCAGGTCCCGGCGGATATCCGTTCCTCCTATGTCGATCGGCAGAACCAACGACGGCGGCAGGCCGGTTTCCACAATAATCAGGTTGGACATGAACGCCATGAACCCGCTCCAGGCGTTGCTCGGCCTGGCTGGCACATATGGCGTGTACTTGTCGCCGGTTTTGAGCACTACCGGACCGCCGGAAAATTTCGTATTATAATATGCGATCTTGTCCGTGCTGTCCTGGGGCAGGCTCATCGGCGTCGGGTACCCGCCGGGCCCCTGGCCGAACGGAAGTTTTAACATGGTCTCCGGGTCAAAATCTCCGCTCATCGTCTGGATGATGTCCTGCTTGCTGCTGGCGTCTTTGACGGCCGCCTTTTCCAGGTCGATGATATCCTTCCAGTCATGCGCCATGTTGATGGCCGCGCTCAGGATCGTCTCGCCCCGCACCTGTTCGTCCCGCTCAATCAAACTGTGATGGACCACCAGCTTTTCATCCACGGGTTGGTCCATCCCCGTGAAATTGTAGCGCCTCGGATATCCGGTCTCCCAGAATTCGATGCCATCGCCGCCGGCCGTCTTGGCTGAGGGTATGGAGTGCAGCGCATCCGCGTTGCCAAAGGCCAGCGGGCTGCGCCGGTTATCCGGCTTGCCCGGGCTCGTCGGCAGCGTGCCCCCGCATCGGTACCATTCGAATCCTTGCAGCTTATCCTCGCCGCTGCGCGGATCCGTCACCAATACTGTGAAGCTCTCGCCGTGCTTCATCATTGCCGTCATCTTTATCCGCTGGTAATTCCCGAAGGGTTTCTTGCTGTCGATGCAGGGCCGACGGAATTTTCGGCGCAGGAAAGTTTTCAGTTCCTGGTTGAATTCCGGGCTGGACGATTTGGGCGTAGGAAAGGCGCCGCATCCGATAATCAGCGTCGTCAGCCGGCGTATGATCGCCCGGATAATAGGTGAATTTTTCCAGAGCGCCTCGGCCCGCTTGTTCAGCTCGTAACGCGTGAACCGGTCCAGGTCTTTTTTGGCGTCCTGCACCGGGTACCAAATCCACGACCGGTTCGGCGACCAGCGGCTGCCTTCGTACCATTGGGACTTGGCATCGCCATAGGTCCGCGGCCGCGGCAATTCCGATCCCCGCAACTGGACCAGCTCGCGCTGGCTCATCGCTGGATTTCGAATGCGGGTTCGGCTCATGGTGTCAGGAACATGAAATTATTGGTGAAACCCTTGATGGTCGGGCAAAGCGCCCACATCGCCGCCACAAACGCGGAATCCATCGCATCGATGTTCCCATCCTCCTCTGCGGTCCCGCCGGCCGCTACGATGGCGTAAAGCTCGAGCAACCGTTCAAACAGTTCCTGGAAGTCCCGCGGCGTTGCGCCTTCGGTATCGCCGGAAATATGGAAGGTCGTGGAATAGCCGGCGCCGCTGGAGGATTGAACCGTCCAGCCGGCGGAGTTTTGGGTCCAATAACCGGACTGACCGGCGTTCAGCGCCTCGCGGAAAGTACCGGCGCCTTCCTTGGCTGAATTCCAAGTTTGGCGGATGACTGATCGGACAAATCGCTGGCTGAATTGTGCCACGATTTAATCATGGCACGTAAGAAGCGGTGGTTACTATAGACGGAAGCGGACGGGAACGGACATTTTTGGACGGCGGAAGGTTTCGCCGTCCAAAATAATTATTTTATTCACTGATAGGCGGGGATGAACACGTTCGTACCGTTGACCTGAATCTTAATCCAGATCTTCGGCGTCGTCGGGTCCGCAGGTTGGCCCGTCTCGTTGTCCAGGTTCTTGATATAGGTCGGCTTGGTGAAGTTGTTCTTGTTCAGCCCGCGACCGGTCCCGCCGTCGTCGGAGTATCCGCCGAGGTCGCACAGCGTGCCCTCGGGCGCGAACATCCAATACATTCCAGTATCGTCGTCCTTGAGTATGGCGTCCGGTATAAAGTCCACGGCGCCGAACGTCCAGTGGTTCGGACCGTACCTCGGATTGCAGTCCCAGGAGAGCCCGCAGGCAGCCGTCGCGGCCGTTGGTGCAGGCGCAATGCTCGGCGCCATACTTAGATAGTAGACGCCGTCAATGTTGGTAACCTGGATTTCCGGCGAAAGACTGACTATCAGTCCCGTCGCCTCGAAGGGATTGTGTCGGTCGTTTCCGAAATGGTGGGGTGGCTCGGCAGAGCAGCTTATTGCCGCCAACGCGGCCGTTGCGATTGTGGTGAGTATGGTTTTCATTTTTACTTTCAGACCCGGAACAACCGTGGGGCAAGCTTTCGAGGTTGTGAGCAGCGATTGCTCGCTGGCCATGGTCGTCCGGGTAATCTGGTTTTCGCTGCTCACACCCGTACTATGCGCTATTCTACTGTGGAAATCAAGCGAATAATCGCCTGTAAAACCACCAATATTGGCTTAATTCCGGTATTATTGTCCGTGTCTTGCTTTTAAATTCCGGAATTTTGCCGGGTGCGGGTTCCTCCGCAGGAACGCCACCGCCTCGTCCTCCCGGCAGGGCATTTGGAAACCGCCGCGGGTCATGTCCTGGACGTACCTCGGGTTTCTCCCCAGGCGCCGGGCCAATTCTTTTTTGCTGGTGATGATATCGCTCATTTCAATCGAAAGAACGTCATTTGGTTTATTTGTTTCCAGGCGGCGGTTGGTACCGGAATATTCCCTTCCAGACCGCCCGCGCCATCGCATTTTTTACGCAATCATACAAATGGTTCGGGTGCCAGCGGGATCCGCTGCCGCCATGCTTGGCCGGCGAATCCCATTGGCCTTTGCGATCGTCCCAAAAATAACCCTTCATGTGGCGGTCAAACTCCTTCTGGTCGACTGGCTGCATTTGGGCGTTGAACCCGCCAAACTGGACGCCCGGGGCGAGGCCGAATCGGTATTTCTTACGTACCCTTGCCAGCTCGCTCAGGGCCCATTGTGCGTCAAATTGAAATACATATTGAAAGAATTGGCGCGCTTCCATCTTACCGCTAAAGGGATCGTTCACCACCTGGCCGTAAGGCAGCCGAATCTTGTCCTTGGTCACCCATGTTTTATGCTCCGGAAATCCCATGCAAGGCGTCCAGCCGCCCAATGAAAACGGTTTCATGCCGGGCAATGGTGTTTGCGAGAATTTATTGCCCGCGCCATAGGGTGTCTGGATGGCTGAATAATAAATAAAAGCATTCGCCGGGCAGCGCCGGAAGCATTCAGCGAACACCTCCTGGTTATCCATGGAACCGAACCGCGCGTCGACCATCACGTCTGGGTTGGCAACATTATATCGCCGCTGCACCTCATCCAGCTCATCCCAGGCATCCGCCGATCCCACCTCGAGCCCCTGGCTGTCGCCCTGGCGCCCCAGGGTGATGTTCACCTCGGGTTGTTTGGCGATAAACTCGATCAGGCGGATAAGGTCGGTCTGAAATTCCACCTGGTAAAACTCAGTCAGCCGGGCCCCGATCAATCCATTGGCAATCAGCCAGTCGGCAATCCGTGGCCAATGGTCCGTGCGTTGCAGGTGCAGCAAGATCATCTCCGGCGAGTACATCCCCGCGTCTTTGGTAGGAGCCAGTGATCCCGTTAGCCGTTCACAAATCATCTTTTCTTCGGCCGGCAGTTCCTTTAAATGGGCCGCTTGTTGTTCCGCGGTCCGGGCCGGCTTCAGGACCGACGCCACGAATTCCCAGACCACATACCAAAACCCGGGATATTTCGCCTGGCGATCCA